TAGTCTCCTCAACATGATAGACAAACAGTTGATGCCCTACACTGAATTATTAGAATTAGTAAATAACAATGAATATACGAATGCGGTGGAGAAAGTGCATAACCTACTATACGACTCAGTTGAGATGAAAGCCATATGCGTTGGCTTGCATGATACCATCATCAAGACGGATATGACTCACGGTGAAAAATTCAAATTACTAAGGGTTGTCGGGGAAGCAGAGTGGCGGAGCAGTAGCATGACCCCAAAGGTACTGGCTTCTTGGATGATAGGACAGATGATATGAGCGGAATAGAGGTATTTTTTGCATTTGTTATAATGAGAGGATTGTATAAAGTGATATTCGATAATAATAGGAGATGGAATTAATATGAATGGTGATGAGAATGGTAAAACAAATATTAGATTTTAATGATGATGGGAAAATAGACAAGGAAGATATCAAGCATCTATTGCTTAGATATGAAATAATCTTAGTCGGGGGCTTGCTCCTGACTATACTTCCCTTGCTAAAGTTAGCAGGGGTATTGACATTAGATTCCGATTGGTTCTGGATTTTGGCAGGTGTTGTCATAAGTGCAGAAGCAGTATTGGAAATCTTACAAACAAAAAGGAAAGGTGAATAAAAATGAATGATGAAATAATGAATGAGATAAATAAAGCCGCCGAACTACTCGGCATGAGCGAAGATGAGGCGTTGGCTAAGTTCAACGATATCTGCGCTCAGAATAATCTGAATGCCACAGAGGAACCTCTGTTGGCAAAGGGACTGTGGAGACAATACTTTAGCAGTGCTAGACTAGCACAGCAAAGACCAGCATCAGCGGCAGGTGACAATGACCTGTTGAAGACTGCGTTTGGTTTCTTCATATCCATTGACGAAGCAAGGGACATGATGGCAATCCAGAGAGATAGGATTGTAGCAGACTACCACAGAGATGCAGACACTACGTTTGACATGGGAAAGGTTGCTATCTTCACACCCATGAATGATGGTAAGTACGATGGTTCCATGGTAAAGGATGGAGAGGTTGTTAACCGTGTATTCCCGAAACTACCTGAGAACAACGTTGAGTTGGACAGTGGAGAGTTCCTAGTTCCTCTTGATGCCACTGAGAAGTACGGCACGTATGTCAACAAGAACTACGGTAAGCCACTACCAAAGTCGGAGTTCAGGAGAGGAGGAGTGTTCATCGGAGAGGTTGCTGGTAATCTAGGTAAATACTTCTTCAACTACAAGGGACCACACTCGGTCAACTTCAACCCGAAGACGTTTGAGTTTGTGCAGTTCACATGTATCGTCAACTCAAGCAAGGCTGAGAGAATACATGGTGTCACAGATACGACTGCATCCTCATTGGTCTACAACAACGACCTACCTGATGCGATGGATGTATCAGACATATCGATACAGGATTCCCTCATGGAACAGTCAGAAGGCAACTTTAGCCCACTGATTGACTTGGAGAGATTCCACAGCACAGTCGGGCAGAAGGAATACAACGACAGGTTCGTATTTACTGATGGTAGTGTGACGAGTATCAACATGACTCCTACCAAGAACGGTAACAGGATTCTGACGCTTGATGACCTGAACACTGACTTCGACTTCGACAACGATGGGTGGAGTGGAACGACATGCTGGATACCACCACACATGGACATTGACTTTGGTATTGGTTCAAACGTGGTTGTAGTGGGTAGAACCTCACAGTCAACAGACATGGAAGGAAATCTACAGAACGTAACGATAAACGTAACAGGACTTCATGTTCTCAAGTCAAGAGGCGGTAGCCCTGACGCTATTGAGTTCAACGAGGAAGAAGAAACGGATTGGTTTTTCACATGAGCAAGGGATATTACAAATCGTATCACATCAGTAACTATCGTGATGATGACCATGTGATACATGGGGGTAGTTATTCTATCCCTGCGAGTAACGTCGATTTTGTTACTTGGAAGAAGAACCATGAGACAGGTGAGTTTTGGGTTAAACTCCATACTATGTCTGGTAAGGAAGTGAGATTGAAGGTTTCATACGACGACCTCAACAGGATACTAACAACCTGTGGAAACCGTATGGTACATTATGATGAGAATGGTGATGAGAATGGCGTGGAGTACAACTAAGACGGAAGCAATAACGACGACTGAAAAAGAGAAGGGTTCCTTTGCATTGGGAAGGGAAGCGTATCTCGCTAAGAGAAAGGAAGCACAGGATAGGAACAAGAACTTCCTTTGTGTTGGTATTTGGGGTGAGGCTAAATCAGCCAAGTCCGGAGTAGCGGCAGACATCCTCACGGAAGAGGACATAGCGAATGGTATGCATGTATTCGTGTGGGACTACGACAACAGGTTCATTGACGTAAAGAGGAATCATTACGCCAACATCGAGAACCTAGTCGTGTTCAATCCCATCGAGAGGCATCCTGACACATTGGTAGACATCGAAGCCACCAAGCACAATGCGCAGATGCATTACGAGGAGGCCATGTCATATCTGAAAGATGGCAAACTGAAAGCAGTGATAGTAGATGGGGCCGACAAGTTCCTGACTGATGTGTGTGAGACATACATGAGAGTCAAGCACAACCTAGATGCTGACACTGTAATCAAGCAGATGCCCTTCGTGTGGGGAGATAGGAACACTCCTTACAAGAACTTCTTGCACAAGAAGATACTAGAGATGGACTGTCACAGGATAGTGATAGCGCACTCAAAGGAGAAGTATGTAGATGCCAACCCTGTTGGTGTAGTTGCCAACTGGCACGATTCCACTGAGGACATCTTCACATCTACGATTCGGATGGAGCGCAAGATAAAGAAGAACGGGCCTACCACGTATGTCGCACTGATTGAGGCAAGTGCTAGTAGACCTGAACTGATTGGTACTAGACATACCGTTCTTACAATCGAGAACGGCAAGGTTGATTGGACTGGTCTTCCCTTCCTCAAGGAAGGGGAACTATGAGAGAGTACACATATCAGTTCTTGCCTGAGAACTACGATAATCCGGAATCCCCGGTTTTGAAGATAACGAAGTCTTCTTTCGGTTCCTATCAGTGGTGTCCAAAGAAGTACGAGTTCAGTTATATCGAGAGGTTGCCTCAAGACCAGACCGAGGCAATGGCAAAGGGAACGATTGTTCACAATGCTAGAGAGGACTTCTTCAATGCCTTCGACATAAAGAAGGCGGAGAACCTCTCCTACTCGGAACTCGTAAACTACAACATGAGCCTACATCCCATAGATGACTACAGTGAGATGTACGAGACAATATCCATCTTTGAGGCCAATAGGTTTCTAGAGGCCAAAGAAGAGGGAATGTTGGAGAACTTCGTACCTGCTGTGAATGAGATTATGTTCGATGCAGAGATAACGATAGATGCTGACACGACAGACAAGTATCCGCTGTCGAGGGACTACGTGGTTCATCTACAGGGAATCATTGACCGTATGTTCTATGAGGAAGGGTCTTACATTCCCATGGAGTTGAAGACTGGTCTTTGGAAAGACTACAAGAAGACAATGATGAGAAAGGAGATGGCGTTCTATCAGTTGTTGTTTGAGAACTGTCCAAGAGAACTACTGGACACTCATGGGCTTGATGGTAACATACCCATCAC